CGAAACTTCGCCAGAATATTACCGAACTTGAGCTTCGCCTGATTCCACCTTTACCAGAATGTGAGGCAAGCGGGGTTAGTGAAAGGACAGAGCCATCGAACTTCACCGAAAAGCTAATCTACTATATTGATAATATAGAGAGTAACCTTCAGGAAGTCGATGTGACACTAATTCGCCTAATGGGTGAGTTCTAAAGAAATGGCAAGAGAATAATTAACTCGCCTGCCATGTGTAGGAGGAGTACTTGTGTCGTTATGCGACACTTGCTGCCCTGTGGTGGTGAGGGAGATTGCCGTATGGAGGCATGCTACGTGTGGGGCAATCAGCGTAGCAGTACAGTCACCACAGGGCTATATCATTAGTGGTAAGGGCTGGATATTGCATGGTCCCCTTAATTGGAGGCAGCAGTTTTGGAACTGTGGGTTCCTTGCACTGGCTCTTAAAGCAGGCCGCTTTATAGCGACCTTTTCTATTGAAAGGAGACTGATGAGGATTGTGTGGGTTGAGGACGAGGATACCATAAGCACCTATACGGAGCAGGATGAAGAAGAACCAGTTTCTTCTTGAGCCTTTTGCCGATCAGGAAGAATTTATAAACGATACCCATAAGTATGCCGCTTTCATAGGCGGCAGGGGGTCAGGCAAGTCTGAGGCAGGGGCAATAAAGCTCCTGCGTTTTGTTACCCAGTATCCAGGGTCTTTAACGATGGTTGTTGCCCCAACCTTCAGGACTTTGTGGGATTCAACCCTCAGAAGCATTCAAAAGGTGTTCCCCCCGCAGATTTTCAAGCTGTATGAGCATAAAAAGTCTATTATGCTTGAAAATGGGGCTGAAATCTTACTTAGAAGCGCCGATGACCCCGATTCCCTGAGAGGGGCGAACCTTGCAGGGGCATGGTGTGACGAAGCGGGGCAGATGAAGCCCGATGCGTGGCGGATACTTGTCCCATGTCTGCGTCAAAGCGGCGGATACCCCCTGACGATATGGGTAACGGGGACACCGAGGGGTTTCAACTGGCTTTATCAGGAATTTGCGGTCAGGGCTGAGGAAAAACACCCTGATTACTGGATGAAAGTGGTTTCGGCACGCAAAAACCCCTATTTACCAGATGATTTCATCGCCCAGTTAGAGGAAACGTACAAAAACGACCCCGAATTTAAGCTCCAAGAGATAGAAGGCGGGTTTACAGTCGTTGGCGGGAGGGCATTTTTCGACCTCAACACCCTTTTGTCGATGAAAAAAGACGTTCTAACGCCCTTAGAGACCCGTGAGGGCTGTATAGAGATTTTCAAGCCTCCCGTGGTGGCAAAGAAGTACGTTGCAGGCGTTGACCCCTGCTGGGGAGAGACGAATTCATGGGCTGTGGCGCAGATTTTAGACTGGCAGACGGGTGAGCAGGTCGCCAAGATACGAGGCCGTATCCCCTTAGAGGAAATGGCCGATTTATTCACTAAACTCTGTAGAGAATACAACGATGCCTATGCTGGTGCTGAGGTCAACTCTGAGGGCAAACATTTGGTTGACAAGATGATTGAATTGGACTACGGCAATCGAATGTACCATCGGGATGACGACTGGTACTTCAAAGAAGATAAAAGGGGCTGGCTGACATACGACAAGACGCGGCCTGTGATTTTAAGCGAACTTGACGAAGCCATAAGGAACAGGTCAGTAGTTATAAACTCCGAGAACACCATATCGGAACTGATGTCATTCATACGCAATGACAAGGGCAAGGCGGTGCCTGTAGAGGGTGCCTATGCCGATGAGATCATGTCGCTGGCGATAGCGTGGAAGATGCGTGAATACGCCGTGTTTGGGGAGAGACGGAAACTGAAGGTAGGCCACTACTAAAAAGGGGGAAATATGGAAGAAGTACGGCTAAGGGAAATCGAACGCATCGTACAAACTATGATACCTGACAAGTTCGCTAAGGTGTTTGCAGCGAGCGAGCGTGATGTCCCAATGAGGGCTACTTGCCTTTCGCTGATTGGGGCAGCCCTTGGGGAAGAACTGGGTTCAATAGAATATCCCAAACACTGGCAACGGTTCTTGAAGACTAAACGATGCCCTAAATACATGAAAGAGACAATCATTTCGAGGATAGACGTATATTACCCCCAAATTAGTTTACCCGAAGAAGAGCACTGGGTAACATTTGAAAGGGGTGTTTAAGGTAGGTCACTATTGACAAAGATAGTAGATATACTGGACAGAATAGATAAGGTTGAACAAGCGGAAGCCCCGCTGTATCAACGCTTTATCTCCGACTATAAGCTGTGGCGGGGCGAACCGTATGCCCCCGAAGCGGGTTATAAGGCGTTCACCGACAACACCGCCGAGGTTCAGGGGCATAAATCTATCCTTTTAATGGGAAGGGCTAGAAACCACATCTATATCCCCATAGACGAAGATAAGAAGGGAAGAAGAAAGAAGAAATCTTTGACCGAGAGGTTTTACAGTGGTTATCTCGATGCTGCCAACGCCCTTAGAAGGGCAAGGCTGGAACCCGATATTCAGAGCGAAATGGCGTGGCACGCCTTTGTAAGAGGCTGGATTGTCGTTATCCCCCTTATATACAAGGATAAGGACGGCAAAACCGTTGTTGACTGTATATTCTGGGACAGACTTCACACAAGGTACGAAAGGAGCCAGAACGGGCTTAAATGGGCTGCTTATGTTATGCAGATTAAGGCCAGAGAGGTTGAGTCCATGTTCGGGGTTAAACCCAGAGGCCGTGACGGTGAGGATTTGGTCAAGGTCGTTTACTACTACGATGAGGAAAAGAACGGCCTTATATTGGACGAAACATGGCATAAGAAACTAAAACCCCATCAGATAGGCTTCAATCCCGTCATAGTTATCCCCTGCGGGCCTGCACCGTATATCTTCTCCCCTGATATAGCTGACCCCGTGAAAGATCAGGGGGAAAGCGGCTTCAAGGGCATGAGGAACATGATTGAACCAGTGAATGCCATGAAGTCTGCTTACTATACCAACGCCTTGAGGTACAGAAAACCCCCGTTTGTGGCGGAGTCGGTAGGGGGCAACCTTGAGATAAATGAGGATGTGTTCAAGGAGGGCACATGGATTCCCCTAGACCCCAACTTGAAACAGGCCATAAAGCCCCTTGAACTTCCCGAACTGCCCAAGGACGCAGCGATTGTAACACAGGATATGTCGCAGCAGTTGGCGAATGCCTTACCCGCATTCCCATATACGGGACAACTGGGGGCAACCGACCAGTCTGGTTTAGCCCTTAACATAATGGAACACGCCACAACAACCGTCCTGTTCGGGGAGATGATGGGCATGGAGATAACGTTTGAGGAGATGGGTTGGAGCGTTACAAGGCAGTTCAGTTCTAAAGATAATGAAACTAACTTGGGCTTGGAGCCGATTGAACTCAGGTTTTATGTTGAAAATGGCATGGAGTTGCATGAGTTTAAGCCTGATGAGGTGAAACCCTATCGGTTCAAGTCTGAGATTGAAATTGAGATGCCACGTAACGAGATGGAGAAGTGGATGCAGGCTCGTATGGCACGGGAGCCGATGGCCGATGGCAGGCCGATGTTGCCAGAGCAGTACGTCCTTGAGAACATTATTAAGGTGCCAGACGTTGACCTTGTACTTATTCAGAAAGACGAAGAGTTTGCCCGTAACCTTCCCACTGTGAAGCTGCGTCAGACGCTATGGGCGATGATAGAACGAGGCTCGGTGCAGGATTCACTTCTACCCACTTTACAGGAGATGATACTTAGAGCGCCATCGGACGTTTTAGGTGACGTTTTACATCAGCTTTATCGAAGGGGCTTGATAGAAGCGGCTGCGATTTCTGTCTTCTTGGAGTTGAAGATGATGGAAGCGAAGCAGCAGGCGGAGTTAATGAAGACCTTGATGCCGCCCCAACCTCAGATGCCCCCAGGCCAAATGGGGCCAGGACAGCAGGGAGCAATGGCACCTCAACCGATGCAAGCCCCCGACCAGGGGATGAACCCAGGTGCGGCAATGCCGATGCAGGGTATGCCGCCAGGGTTTACACCACCGATGGCACAATCTCCAGGGATGGTTATGAGTCCTGAACAGGAGATGGCAATAAGAGCAATGATGATGGGATCAAGAGGAGTTTAAGATGCCGACAACAGCAACGAGTAATATACAGGAGTGGCAATTAGTTTACCAGAACCTCGCAACTGCTTACCAGAAAGCGGGTATTCCCTTCATGGGCCTTGAGGAATGGCTTAGTTACATGAATCAGGGCTTTGATCTTAGTACCCTGCAAGGCGTTTATGAAGCCAAACTTACCACGGGTGTTACTCCAGAAGAGTCTCTCCCTGAAGGTATCCCTGGTATGGGTGATGCCCCTGGTACACTAGAAGGGCTAGAGGATGCCTACACGGGGCCAACCGAAATGGGGCTTGGTGATCCTGGGGCATTTGATCTTGCTGCCTACTTTGGCGGGGGTGAAGGTGGACAGCCCTATGCGGGCTGGTTGAGGAAGCTTCAGGGTGCGGGGATGCTCGGTGGTTCCCCTGCTCAACAGTGGATGAAGAACCAGTATCAGAGGGCTTTTTCCAACTGGCTCATGCAGAGTTCTATGGGTTTTCAGGGTCAGGGGGAGGCTAACCCTATTCCCACATGGTATGAATCACGAATAGGCCCCCAGCAGCAATTAGGCCAGTGGGGACAGTTCGGGAACTACCTTCAGGGTTTGGGGCAAGAAGATATAGTGGGGCAATACTATGCTGGCGAGCAGGGTGCAGGGCAAATGTCTCAGATGGCCTTGGGTGCAGCAAGGGCACAGGGGCTTCCTGGCCCGATTGCGAGTTACGCAGGGGGGCAGATGACAGACCAATATAATAAATATCTTGCTTTTGGACAACAAGGTTTGCCCGATACTAGTGGAATGAGTTTCTACGACTGGCTGAGTCGTCAGTATAGGATGTAAAGATGACGACCTATTATGTAATTGACCCTGGAACGGGACAGGTTAGGCCGACTTTTGTTCCCCTGAGTGCTAAGGCTTTGTCTATGGGCTGGAAGTATGCCACTGGCCCAGGGGATGGCCCTACTCCGTCTCCGACACCCACCCCGACCCCAACGCCGACACCTACACCCACGCCTACACCATCCCCAACGCCTTCTCCGACCCCTGGAGGTGGTACGCCACAATCTGCGTGGGCGGGCTGGTTAGAGGAAGCTCCACAGGCGGTTTATTCCCACTGGACTCAAGGATTACAGGGAACGCCTGGGATGCAGAACTGGTATAACCGAAACTATAACCAGATGTATAACCAATATCTAGGCGGATTAGCAGGACAGGCTTACGGCGGGCAGATGCCCTCATTGACCTTTACGCAGTATCTAGGACAGCAGAACCCTCAACGGCAATACTCCAATCTACCCAGTCGGGAACGCGGGCTTGACCCCGCAAAGTTCTCACCAAGATCAAGGTGGTTGAATTACTAAATGGATTTCTTAGGTTGGCTTAGAAACTTCATAGGAGACCCGCTTGGGGCTGAGGTTGTCAAAGACGAGATAGCCAAGCGTGGGCCTGGATTCCTTGAATATCTTATGAGTACGGAATCCCCTGCGTCAACTATGATGCCCGTTGGCCCGCCACGAACTGTGGGTGAGGAAATAGCCCCTGTTATGGCTGCTGCGGAGTATGTCCATGAGCAGGGTATTAAGCCGTGGGCTGCTAGATTGGCTGCGCCTGCGACTGGTGCTGGTATTGGGGGGATGTTTCAACCCGCCCTGCCTGAGTCGGATGTCATGCGGAAGTATGAGGCATGGGATGACCCCATGTTTAAATTGGGGCCACTTGGTATAGGCGTTAAAGGCTTCCTTGAGACCCTTCCCTACATGATCCCCATTGGCGGAACGGGTGCTAAGGCTGTCAGAACGGCAACAAAGCCTATCAGGGCCATAACTAAGGCCAAACCCCCTGTAATCCCCTTGAGGGGCAAGAGTGCCATATCAGAGGCTACAGCGCTGGAGTCGGCTGCTGCAAGGGGGGAACCGCCCGTGATGGGGGCGGAGGGCTTTGTCCGAGATATGCAATTCAATGAGGGGATGGTAGCTCATGCAATCCAGACAAAGAAACCCATTCCCTATGTTGATAGTCAAGGTGTTTTGAAAAATGCAATCCCAATAAGGCAGGGGGTTAAATCAGGGATATATACCAATGGCATTGAGGTTAGAGTTGGGGCAGACAGGTTCATTATAGAGGCTGAGGAATTAATTGCCCCCGTAGAGCGACAATTCCACCAACGCTTGCAGATGGCTTTAAGTGAGATGAGGATGGCTACACATTCGGGCGATGCCTCAATGATAAATACTAGCAGGCAAAACCTTGATACTGTTATAGCCAATGCAAGGAGGCATGGGTACGAACTAGCCCCTGATGAACTAGCCACTATCTCCACCACAACCCCTGAAGTATCGGTTAGGGCTGGGCTTGGGGGGACTGAGACTGCTGCCATACAGGGCGAGGATGCTGCTGCTAAATTACTGCGCTTGATAAAGCAAGGCAAACCCGAACGCAAACTGACCGAGGCTGAACGGCATGGGGTTATGGCTCAAAAGGTTGCCGTATTCCATAGTATGAAGAACAGGGGTTTAGCTGCTGGCAAGCCTACAATCGAGGCTTATAGGGGAGCCAAGGGTGCCTTGAAGGGCGAGATGCCTGAAGCCTTGATGCCTGAATTTCCAGCGATGATGGGGTTCACCGAGGCTGAAGCTGCGAGTTTGTTTGATAGGATTGCAACATCCCCGAAGTTTATATCGCCTACGGGCACTGATTTAATCCTTTCCCGTAATACAGCGATGGAAGCCCTTTCGTCCTTGATCCTCAAGGGGAAAATACCCACATGGGCTGAGATTGGACTTCTGGAAACTGAGTTCGGGAAGGAATTTGTGCAGGCCATTCTAAGGAAACGCAGACTCGGCTTACGAGCATTTGAGACATTCCTTGATGCTATCAACCTTCCTAGGGCATTGATGGCCTCGTGGGACTTCTCAGCCCCGTTGAGGCAGGGTTTGATTCTTACCGTTGCGAGGCCGAAGGAATCATTACCCATATTCCCTGATATGTATAGAGCATTTATGGGTGAAAAGTTTGCTGAAATCGCTGAAACCGCATGGTTGCGTAGGGCGAATGCACAACTGTATTTAGACAGGAAGCTATTTGTAGCCCCCTTAACCAGAGAAGCACCCCTGATGGCACGTGAAGAGGCTTTCATCAGCACGTTATTTAACACAAAGGTCGGTAAGTGGGTATTTCCGTTGGTAAGAGCGTCAGAGCGAGCATTTGTTGTTTTCCTCAACAGGCTTCGGATGGATGTATTCGACAGTATAGTGGCGAAATGGGAGAGGCAGGGATTAACAAGACTCCTTGAAAGTGGGAAGCCTAATCCTGATTTTATCAATAGGACATCATCTTTAGCTCAATACATAAATCACGCCACGGGTAGAGGCGACCTGCCTGCATTCCTCAAGGGTGCAGCCCCAATACTTAATGTTGCGTTCTGGTCGCCACGACTTCAGGCTGCACGAATCGGCTTGCCATTTGTAATAGCAAGGGCTGAACCTGCGGTAAGAAAAGAGGCTTTGAGGGATATAGCGATTACCTTTACCGCAGGAACAACTGGCTTGGGTCTAGCGGCTGCGGCTGGATTAAAAATGGAGATTGACCCCCGTTCATCCGATTTTGGGAAAGTCCGCATAGGAAATACACGCATAGATTTCTGGGGCGGCTTTCAGCAGTATGCGAGGGTTTGCGCTTTACTGATAAATAACTGGGGAAAATCAGCCTCAAAAGGGACAGTTTACCCCCTGCAAGAGTATGGCGGGAGAGCAAGTACAATAGGGCATTTCGTAAGAGGTAAGACCAATCCCGCTATTGGATTTATAATTGATTTACTTTCTGGCGAAACGTTTATCGGTGAGGAACTAGAAGCCACGGCTGGGCAGGCTATAACTTTTCCTACAGGATTTGCAGGATGCCTTGCAGGAAGAGGGCTGGATGGGCGCCATTTCAGCATTACCAGGGATATATGGGGCTGGTGTGGCAACGTTCCCCGATAAACCCGCAACCCGACCAACCCCCACTCAGCCAACCCCAAGATACCCGTGGGAAAAATAGAACTATTCCCTCAGCGAGCATAGAGACGCTTTGGAGCGTCTTTTTTGATTAAATAATATGGAGGAGTCATGGCGGAGGAAACCTCTCCAGAGCAACCAGGAACGGTTGTCGAGGGCGGTGAAACCCCTGAAGAGGGCGCTGAACCCGAAAAGGTAGAAGAACCTTCCAAAGAGGTAGAGCAACCTTCCCAACCAGTCGAGGAAGCCAGGGACGTTAAGCCCGAAAGAACTTACACACAGGAAGAGTGGAGCAAAAGGGAGTCCGCACTTAATGAGCAGACTGCCAAGGAGCGAACTGCCCGTATAGCGGCTGAGTCTACAGCCCGACAAGTCGAGGCCACGCGATCAAGTGATTCCGAGTATACCCAGATTCTTCAGAATCTAGCGATGCAGGAAACACAGAAGGTACGTGAGGCTACTGAGCAGGGCTTAGACCCAACGCTGATAAAGGAGTCCTTTGAACGTGAACGCAGGTCTCTGGGAATTATGTACCAGAACTTTCAGGCGTTCACTCAGCAGGAGCAATCAAAGAGATTGACTGATGCGAGGGACTTGATTTATAAGCACGGACTTTCAGAACAGGATATGCCCACTCTCCTATCGACAGGGGACATGGACGCAACTGCAAGGCTGATAAAAGCCGAACGTCAACTCAATGATATGAAAGTTGAGAAAGCCAAGGCTGCGAAGCTGCCGCAGGAGTTCAGTGCCCCCACACCATCGGGTATCGGAGATGGCGAAGATGAATTCGTGAAAAGGTATGCCAGTCCAGACTACATACCGACACCCGCAGATGATGAACGTATGCAGAAGATACGAGACAAATACTAGAAGGATAAGTAAATGGCTACAGGCAACACCATAACTGGTTCCCTTGCAGACAGCCTTGACACTATCGTAGCGTCGGCTCGAAACACAAGGGCGTACAAAGGTGTCATGCAACAGCTAGTGGACAGAGTAACCCTGAATAAAAATGAAGGGTTGGACTGGAAAGAAATACTGTTGGAGAAGATGGTCGCCCAGCGCATCACTGAAACAACGGTACTTAACAATCCACAGCAGCACAGTGACAGCGCGATAATCATAACCCCAACTCAGATCGGCATTGAAACCTTCGTGTCTAAGCGGACGAAAGCCCGAATTAACAAGAAGACCCTTGACAGGATGGGTTCCGTACCACAGGCGGCAATGGAGATCAAGATAAACGCAGATGGGCTTACCCAGCTTGACAGCTTCAGTAACTCATTCTGCGGAGCAGGAAACACACTGACTTCGGGGCACATCTCGGCTGCGATGTCCCTGGTTACGGGTAACACCACAGAACCCGCAGAGTCCCCATTCAGGTGCGTACTGCATCCCCACCAGATCAAAGACCTTGAGGACGAACTTACGGCTGCTGTCGGCACATACCCCATTACAGCGGGGCAGACTGCTGAGGTATTCACGAACGGCTTTAAGGGCATGATCGCAGGAGCGCAAATCTATGAGGATGGCAACATTGCCATAGACTCAAGTACCGATGCCAAGGGCGGAGTGTTCGCCAAGAACGCTATCGTCTATGTGCAGGGTATGAGTCCTGTGATTTACACCAAGTTCCGACCTGAAGTTGGCGGAGGCGGTGAGTCTCTATACCACTATAACGAGTACGCTTACGGCGAAAGACTCGATACGTGGGGTGTTGAGATTTACAGTGACGCAACTCAGAGTACTTCGTAGGCGAGGATAGATGCTACTGCATCGTGAAGTTTGGACGCAGCATCGTGGGCCTATACCTAAAGGGTGGGTTGTTCACCAGATGAACGGTGAAGAAACCGATACCCGTATAGAGAATCTGGCCTGTGTCCCAAGAGAAGGCCCACCACACAAAATTACGCCTCCTTACAGGGAGCGAATAAGAGAATTAGAACGCCTACAGGCGTTAGGAGACTAAACTATGGCAACTATACAAGGCGAATGTGGTCTAATAGAGGTCTTTTGCGACTTCACAGGCGAGGAAAAGGTCTTACTCAACACCGAAGCCTCGGAGTCAGTCGGGCCGTTTATCTGTGGTGGCACAAGTATCACGGATACCGATGCGGGTGCAGTGATAGTAGATACGACTGCTTACAACCTGAACGGCGTAATCGAACTGATTAGCGCAAATGTAGACCTAGACTGCACAGCGTTAATGACGGGCATGATGTTCGACGTTGGGCTGATGGGGCCGATAACGATGGAGGTACGGGTTCAATTCCCTGACCTTGAGGACAAAGCGGTATTCATCGGCTTCAACGACGTCTGTACCAGGGCCGTGAACTCAACGGCAGTTCTGGACTCTTCAACAGCAACCACCCTCGGCATCGCTGCAAGTGATGTGATAGGGTTCTCGTTCTCAAGCGAACTTACTGAGGATGACATGTGGCATATGCCTTACGCTGGTGGAAGCGAGGCTACCCCGACAGTTTCAACCGATGTAGAGTCTGGAATCAACGCGGTGTCTGGTGAGTACAACATCCTGAAGCTGGAGATTGACCCCGATGGAACTGCTAGGTGGTACATTGACAACATACTGAAGCAGACCGTTGAGGGTGCCTGCTCAACCACAGTTGAGATGGGCTTCATGGCTGCTTCTGGTGCAAATACCACAGAGTTCGCGATAACGAAGATAGACTACATTCTAGTACGAGCTAATAGAGACTGGACAGTTTAAACGCGTCTCCCTACAGGGAGCAAATAAAGAAATTAGAAAGGCTCTTACATGAGCGAGGAAACTAACAAATGGCTACAATACAAGGATCATGCGGGCTAATCACGGTCTTCTGTGACTTCACGGGCCAAGAGAAGGTCGTTCTCAACACTGAAGACTCAGAGAGCGTTGGCCCATTCATCTGCGGCGGAGAGGGTATCGAGGACAATGATGCGGGCGCAGTGATAGTTGATACGACTGCTTACAACTTGAACGGTGTAATCGAACTCGTCAGTGCTAACGAAAACCTCGATACTATAGCGTTAATGACGGGTATGATGTACGACGTGGCTCTAATGGCACCGATTGTCATGGAGGTACGAGTTCAATTAGTTGACCTCGATGCCAAGGCGATCTTCGTCGGCTTCAACGACGTTTGCACCAGGTCTGTGACCACTACAGCCATCCTAGACCCCTCGACAGGAACCACTATGGGACTTGCTGCGTCCGACCTCATTGGGTTCATGTTCTCAAGTGAACTTACCGAGGACGACATGTGGCACATGCCCTACCGTGGTGGAACCACGACTGGCCCGACTGTTACTACCGATGTAGAGTCTGGGATTAACGCAGTAGCGGGCGAGTACAACATCCTGAGACTGGAGATCGACCCTAACGGCACGGCACGCTGGTATATTGACAACATACTGAAGCAGACCGTTAAAGGGGCTTGCTCGACCACGGTTGAGATGGGCTTCATGGCTGCGGTTGGCGCAAATGAAGGTACGGCCGCGGTAATAAAGATAGACTACATTCTAGTGCGGGCGAACAGGGATTGGACGGTATAGGATGTTTGATCTAGTAAACCTAAACACAGAACTACTGGCTAAGAAGGCCATCTCCCCGACCAGAGACCCCGAAGGAACTCTCGGAGCGTTGTGGGCCACGTTAGATGGAGCAGGAGTCACAGAGGAACTGGTACAGGCTCTTGTTGCAGACGGACGTGTGTTCCATGCTCGCGTAGGGTCTGCCACAGGCTTGATAACCCTGGATGGAACGTGGGCCAATACCGACCCCGACATCTCTATGTCGGTACCCGCAGGACTTACCGTGATTCCACTGAGAATCGCGGTAGTCTATGAGCAGTTTGGAACGGATGCCTTGGTGGAAACCATGACACTCATTTCTCAAACACCAGGTGCGGAGTCAGCCGGAACTTTGTTCGATTCGGTAAACTACAGGCTGCGGCACACTCGCAAGAGCCAAGCCAGGGTCTACGTTGCCCCTACTGTGACTAGCGGATACACAGGCACCTACTTTGAGCTTTACCGTAATTGCCAGCAAACTGCGGGAAATCAGGCTGCTGGTGAAGGCGGAATCCCCTACCGATACGAGTGGAACTACAAGAAACACCCGCCTGCCCCGATGGTAGAGGGTGCTGCTCAGATGTCCACTTGGGGTGTTAGCAATGCTGCCAAAGGATTCATAGATTGGGTATGGGCTGAGATTCCGTCTCTGCCTGCGCCTTAAAGGAGGAGTAAATGCCAGAAATACAAGTAAGTAACCTGAACACACTACTCCTGCCTCGCAAGGCAGTTACCATGATTCGTGACGTTGAAGGAAACACGAAGCCTTTAGCGGCTACCCTTGACGGAGCACTCATTACAGAGGATTACGTCGCAGGGCTGGTCGCAGATGGCAGGGTCTTTCATGCCCGCGTAGGTTCAGCTTCTACAGCGATAGCACTGGACAGTTCGTGGGCAAACACTGACCCTGACCTCACGATGGATGTCCCTGCGGGGACAACCATGATACCGTTACGGATTGCAGTGGTCTACGATAGCTTTGGCACGGCTGCTCTATGTGAGACAATGACACTTGTTTCACAGACGTTAGGCGCATCTTCGGCAGGAGTGCTGTTTACCTCAGTGAACTACCGAACGCGTCACACTCGCGGAAGTGCCTGTAGGGTCTATGTTGGGCCAACTGTTACAAGCGGTTACACTGGAACTTACTTTGAGTTGTTCCGTGACTGTTTTCAGTCGGTTGCCGACCAGTCCGCAGGTGAGGGCGGCCTCGTTTATAGGGTGGAATGGAACTACCTCGATAACCCCCCAGTTCCACTGATTGAAGGTGATGCCCAAATGTCCACTTGGGGAGTGTCTACGACCCCGACTGGATACATTGACTGGGTGTGGGCGGAAATCCCGTCACTACCTAGTCCGTAAGACAAAACACCTCTTGGCGGTTCGGGTTTTAGAATTGAACCGCCTCTAAAATTCACTTGCAGAGGTGTTCTGCATTTTAGGAGAAAAAATGAGCATAGGAAAATTAGGACATAAGAGAGGGTTTGTATATGACCCCGTAACCTTGACGTTAGACCTCTGTGTTAATGGCGAGATTGTCACCAAGTTTGGTGGCGCTTCAGTGGAAATCTATAACGCTGATGCAACGCAGTTGTATGACCTTGGTACAAGACTGGTAGTGGATGACAGGGTGTTCCGTTATGCACTATGCGGCTCTAATGGAGTTTATGCTGGATTCGGCGCATTCTACAAAGTGACCCTCGCAATAACTTACGAGGCCGCTGATGCTTCTGTTGTTGGTGATAGGACACTGACCATAAATGAGGCTGGTATTACCCTGAACCAGTTAGCAGGCGGGTACGTTGTCATGGGGCATAATGCCGCAGCTACGACTCAGAACAGGCGTATTATATCTAATACAGTCTCGTCTGGTGGAGAGTGCATCGCCACCCTTGATGGCCCGATAGCGGTAGCAGGAACCCATTCCATTGAGGTCATACCAAACATCTACGGCAACCTTCAGTACAACACATCGCAGGAATACGATGGTGTGGCTGGAGTTCCCGCGAGGACTGCAACCACAGGTCAATACTTCTGGGTGCAGACGTGGGGGCCATGCTGGATTTGTCCTGGTGGCGCAGGAACCCCTGGTAGCACGGTTGCTGAACGTGCCGTCTACTTCGTGGGTGACGGAACCATCAATGGCCGCGCAGGGATGGCAGCGGAATCCACCGAGGCTCACGGCAGGCAGTATGCTGGATATATAATCCAGACTGACTCCAGTGGTGCTGGTGGCCCTCCGTTCATCATGCTACAAGTAAGTCCGTAAACAAAAGGCTTCGCGGGGTGTGCCATAAACACCCCGCATTTTATTGGAGGTAAACATGGCTGATAAAACGTGTATGTGTGGTGTCAACTATGAGGATTCTGGTGCTGGGATGGCCTGCGCTGGTGGCATAGATGTGACAGAATTGGAGGTTGCGCTTGATGGCGGCGGTAAAGCAAAGCTGACGTTCACAGGCGGGATTCTGACTGAGGCCGAAATCGAAGAAGAATAAGGGGGGGTATGGATGTTAAGAAGGCAAAGGTAGCTCTCTTAAAACTGAAGCACGACCTTGACAAAAGGGGGGTTGACTTCTGGTTAAGAGAAGGGACGCTTCTAGCTGCCGTAAGGGACGGCAAGTTCTTTGATTGGGACAAGGACATTGACCTCTCAATGAGGGTTGAGGACTGGCCTAAAGACTTACCTACCGAGATGTGGGTAGTTACCCCAAGGTCTATCTTCCCTGACGAGTATGTCGTTAAGGGGTTTGGACAGGTTTCAGTCGTCCAGCAGCCCTCTTTCCACGGTCAGGTTCATATAGATATAATGCTCCAAACTCGCTGTGAGTGCCGAAACACCTACATCACAACATCCCCTCCTTTTGGGGGTTCAATGAGAACGGAGATACCATGTTATTTCATGGACACTCCTAACTACATCGAGTTTTTGGGTGAGCAGTTCCGCATACCACTGTATCCTGAAATGGTATTACAGAGTATATACGGAGCTTGGAGAAGGCCATTCAAGCACGACTGGAGTAATAAAGTATACCGCCCATCTTGGGAAATGAGTTGGGGGGAATGGAAATGATAGCGGGGACTGACATTGTATTTGACGATGACCCCTGCTTTTACCTGGCAGAATGCAATATCATGTCACCTATGGGGCAGTGGCACAGATATGAAGTTATAGATATTATACGCAACTGGATGCCTACTCAGTACAGGCGGGATATGGGGCTTGCTTCGGAATGGGAGGGCATTGAGCAATTTGGAATCATTGGAGGTATGCTGGACGAAGACGGTTTGGAGGCTGATGAGACAGTGGGCAGCATGCGAGAGATGGCCCACCAACTGCGGGGAAACCCTGCATTTGACATAAAAGAGTTAGTCGGAAGAGAGTAACGGGAACTTACAGAAATGTAATGGAGGACACATGGAAGACAAAGATTTGAATCCAATAGCACGCGCCGAGGCAGAGGCGCAAAAGGCTGGGATAGCGGACAGTCCTGGCAAAAAGGAGTTCTTTAAGACAAGAGG